CAATGAGCCAAGAGATAGTTGAGTTACAGACCCGAGTCGCAGAACTATCTGTCGCACTAGAACTCGTCACCCAGCAACGCGACGACGACCGCACCAACTGCGTCAGCCTTCACCAAGAACTAGAAGCCTGCAAAGTTCATCTGCGCGAAGCACACGCACTTGTCAGCCGACTCCGCGTCCACATCCAACAAGGTGTTGAACTGTGATCACCATCGGACTCGACACATACATCGTCTGCCAACTGTGTGACGGCGAAGTCCGACTCAACACCGAACGCATCGCAGGATGTCTTTGCGACCCAGATAATCCAACATGGATCGGCATTGAACCAAACGGCCGTGTGCTTGCATTCAGCCAATCAAAATACGAGATCGTCAAGGACAACAAATGAAAACCCAATCAGTCGGAGCAGACATACTTCTCGAAGCACACCAACTCGTCACAGGACCACGCAACGACACCTACGGCAATGTCGTAGACGACTACAGCAAAGTCATCCACATCTTCGAAGGACTGACCGGCATCAAACTCAGCCTCTCCGACGCACTCCTGTTCATGGTGTCCGTCAAGATGGCGCGACTCCGCACCAACCTTGACAAGAACCGACTACACCACGACTCGCTCGCCGACGCACTCGGATACCTCGGCTTACTCAACCAGGCTTACAACGATCTGCCATTCCCGCGCACCGTGGCAGAACGATGAAAGCCCGACTCTGCTCCTGCCTACCGAACCGCATCCTGCCGGCGAAGCCTGTGTGTGGTGAGAAACTAGACGACGACGATGAGTGAGCATCAGGATCCGATTGATGACCGCATCAAATACTTTATTGAATCCGAAGTTGACGCCGACAATGTTTGCACCGCCTATGTGCTGGTCGCGACCATCCAAAACTATGTGACAACCGAACAAAAATTCTTCACCATATGCCCACCGGAGCAAGTGACATCAACTACGATCGGGCTACTCGAATCAGCCTCGGCTGCCGAGAAGTTGAGGATAGCAAGACAGTTATTAGAAGACGATTGACCATAGGAGGTCTGCACAATGGACAAAACAAGCAAAGCAATCATTCAAAACTTGATGAACGAACTGGCGATAGAACGCCAACTCGCCGACCAGCTCGCCGACGCACTCATCAACGGAGGTATGGATCGGCAATTCCAAGCGATCGCATTCCACGAACACACACGCAACGGATTCATGTACCCAGGCGTCAAGGTAGGCAACTCACCAGAGTCAAAGCCGAAGAAGCGTGGCAAGCGTTCACCGAACCATCCGAGCATTCGATACAAGTGGGCGCGACCTGACGCAACAAACAAAGACTTCTGGATTCAATTCCAGCAAGAGCAAGACAAACCATACGATCAAGATGAGGAGAACTAATGAAACAGATCTACATCAACACGATGCTCGGCACAACGCGCATCGACTACGACCCAAACGCTGACGGTGACATCATCATCGTCGCACCAACCTGCACGATCACAGCCGTGCATCGTGAAGCAATCGAAGCAACAGGCATCCAACCTGAAGACATCGACATATTCAACACCGAGACTGGTTGCACCACACCACTCATCAAACAGTGACCACGAAGCAACAGGCAAAGAAGTTCTTCTGCTTCCCAGCAAAGAAACTCATTGAACTGTGGCCACCGAACACACACGCTTCCTTGTTGGCGGATGTGTTCGGTGTGTCACGAGGAACCATCTGCCGATGGCGAAACAATCAAGACGCAGCACTAACGCTGTGGCAAGCAGACAAGTACGCAATCAAAATAGGAATGCACCCACAAGAGATATGGACGGACTGGTATGACAAGCAATGAACAACACTTCAAACGAGACGCATGGCTATCAGGCCGACACCGACTGTGGGGACGAGACGTACCTGCGATGGACTTGGACTTCATCCTCGCCGAATACGACCGATGCGTACCGATGGCACTCATCGACTACAAACACGAACACGGCGTCATCAACCTCGAATCTGCGAACATCCGAACGCTCATCGCTCTCGGCGACATGGCAGGTCTGCCGGCGTTCATAGTCCGCTACGGACACTCGAACCAAGACGGCTGGTGGGGAGAAGTCCCAGAAGATTCAACACCGTGGTTCCAAGTGATACCGCTGAACGTGTATGCACACGGCGCAGACCTACCATCAAATGACAACAACACCAAGTTGAGCGAACTTGTCTTCGTGTCCTGGCTCTATGACATGCGCGGTCGGAAGATCCCGCAAGACATCGTGAACATAATTATTAAACATTAAACTAAGCAACTCAAACAAGGAGAGTTCATGAGCGTGTTACAAACTGCACTTGCATACGCCAACAAAGGCATTCGAGTCGTACCAATCAAACAAGGCGAGAAGCGACCGCCGATGCAAGGCTGGCAGAACGCAGCCACATCCGACCCGACCACAATTCGCACATGGTTCGAAGGACAGTTCAAAGACTGCGGACTAGGCATCGCGACAGGCGACTTCCGTGACCGCTACCTAATCGTCATCGACATAGATGACCGTGAACAGTTCAGCGGATCAGACACACTCGCAGACCTAGAAGAACTCAACGGCAAACTCCCAGAGACAGTCGAAGTCATCACAGGCTCCGGCGGACGACACATCTACTTCCTCACCGACCAACCGATCCGCAACGAAGCATCAGGCCGACTCGGACAAGGCATCGACATCCGTGGCATCGGCGGACAAGTCCTTGCACCACCAACCATTCATCCGAATGGCAAGACCTATGAATGGGTTGAAGGCAGATCAATCGCCGAACACAAACCAGCCGACATGCCGTTGTGGATGGTGTTGATCCTCACCGAGAAACCCGCCGATGACATACCGATGACATACGAGTCAACCGCAAACATACTCACCGAAGAAGGACCAGCGTCAAGATATTGCGCTGCGACAACTTGGCCTGACCTATTACGCCAAGACGGATGGACACTCGCACACATTGATCAGTCAGGTGAAGCACACTGGATTCGACCAGGCAAAGATATCCGCGAAGGCACCAGCGCAACTACAGGATGGCAAGGCAAAGACATCATCCGAGTCTTCACGACCAGCATCACGAACCTGCCCGCTGGTGCATACACACGCTTCGGCTACACCGCAGCCATGCACCACAACGGCGACCGATCAGCGTTCGCCAAGAAACTATTACAAGAAGGCAAAGCACTCGTACCAGTCGAGCAACCATCAAAGACCGACAACATACTCATCAACTGGACAGACTTCTGGAACCAATCATTCCCAGCCGAAGACTGGCTCATCGAACCCATCATTCCACGCAACCAACTCGTCGTCATCTTCGCACCAGGCGGAACAGGCAAATCGTTGCTCGCGCTCTACATCGCAGCCGCACTAGCCACAGGTAAAGAGATCTTCGCCGAACCCAAACCACCAACCAACGTCCTCTACATGGACTACGAAATGTCACAGGCTGTTCTCTACGAACGACTCACCGCAATGGGCTACAACAAAGACACAGACCTCACACGACTCCACTACGCCTCACTCCCACCCATCGACGCACTCGACAAACCAGAAGGCGCAAAACAAATCTGCGATCTAGCACGAGCCTGCCAAGCCGAACTCGTAATCATAGACACCTTCGCACGAGCAGTCGAAGGCGCAGAAAACGACGCCGACACCGTCCGCAACTTCTACCGCTGGACAGCCATCAACCTCAAACAAGAAGGCCGATCACTCATGCGCATAGACCACGCAGGCAAAGACCTCAAGAAAGGCGCACGAGGCACCAGCGCAAAGAACGATGACGTTGACCTGGTCTGGCAGATGACCAAAGTAGACGGACGTCTAGTCATGATCCGACAAAAGCACCGGCACACCTGGATACCCGAACGAATCAACCTCATCATCCACGACCAACACAAAATGTTCACACAAGACATCCAAGGCGGCGAACGACTAACCCAAGCCCTCAAGATGCTAGAAGAACTCAATATCGACCCAACCATCAGCCTCGACGCCATGTGGGCCGAAGTCAAAGAACGCGCCGAAACGATCTACCATGTAGTCCGCAAAACAGCCCGACAAGCCCACACCCAACGCCGAGAACAGATAAATGATCCACTCTTTGAACAGTTCTAAAACCCACGGCGTGACACGGCGTGAAACCACACCTTACGCCGTCACGCCGAACACACACGGCGTGACCACGGCGTACGCCGTTTTCGCCTGCAAACCCTTATATTCATTGAGTCCAACCCACGGCGTGAAACACGGCGTGAAACACAATTTGTCACATACGCCGTCCCGCGCCAAGTATTACTTGGCGTGACGGCGTGACCATGCCTGGCGCACACCTATGACCATCTCTAGACCATGTCTAACTTGCCGACAACTCACCACCAACCCACGCCGATGCCCAGACTGCCAGACCACATACAACCGACTCCATCCCAAACCCAAGCGACCGCATTACGCAGGCGACTACCAAGCACGAGCCAAGGCAGTACGCGAGTCTGCCCAATACTGTTGGATCTGTCTCGAAGGCGCACGAGCCGACGACCCGTGGACTGCTGACCACGTCATACCTGGAGACAAGGACAGCCCACTTCTTCCCGCGCATCGGTCGTGCAACTCGCGACGCGGCGACGCGAAGTGAGGCGGGTGTAGAGATGGAGGGTGGGTCAAAAGTTTGCGACCTCAGGCGTCTATGACCCATGCCGTTGGCGGATATCCGCGTGGTCGGTTGCGCACTACCGCCTATGCTTGGGTGCATGGCACGACCGAAAACTGGAACAGGCGGCGGAGCATCCGCCATCCCAATCGAGCGCAAGCGTTTGAAAGGCTCACGGATCCGCAACGGATTGGCTGCTTCACCCATGCCCGAGAGTGCGCTTGCCCTAGTGGATCTGTCAGTTGTGCCGGTCGCACCAAAGAATCTTGGCAAGGTTGGTCGGTCGTATTGGGATGTCTTGTGGACTGGTGGTCGTCGTCATCTGTCCGAGTTGCACGACGCTCCGCTCATGAATCGGTTGTGTCGGAACTTCGACAAGATCTACGAACTGGAAGATTGGCTGGGTACGGACGTGACGAATCGTTGGTACACGTCGCCGAACGGGCAGGTTGTGACTCATCCAGCGGTGAAACAGATCGAGCAGATGGATGCTCAATGCACAGCGTGGATGAGTTTGCTTGGGTTCACTCCGAGCGACAGGGCGAGACTTGGTCTTGCCGAGATAAGGGTGGCCAATGAGCTTGACTCATATCGACAAAGGAACTCCAACCTGGTCGACGCCAAAGTTATACAGCCGATCTGACGGTCACAAGGTCGTTGACTTTGCCCGCACGTTCTTGCATGTCAGCAAAGGTGTTCGTGCCGGTCAGCCTCTAATTCTTACCAACTGGCAGGTCGCACTTCTTGACGGGTTGTATGAGCGTCGTGATGATGGGTTGCTTCGGTATCGTCGCAGCCTGATCGGGTTGGGTCGGAAGAACGGCAAGTCGCTTCTCGGTTCGGTCATCGCGCTCTACGGCCTGATCGAAGGTGAGCCTGGTGCCGAAGTGTATTCGGCGGCTGGTGACAGACAGCAGGCGCGTGTCGTGTTCAACGAAGCGAAGTGGCAGATCACCCAGTCACCTGCGTTGTCGGGTGTGTGCAAGGTGTATCGCGATGTGATCGAGATTCCGTCCACGGGTGCGATCTATCGTGTGTTGTCAAGCGACGCAAAACTTCAACAAGGTTTGAACCCAAGCACCGTGATCTTTGATGAGCTTCACGTCCAGCCGAACGATGATCTGTTCAATGCGTTGACTTTGGGTTCGGGTGCGCGTAAAGACCCGAACATCGTTGCCATCACAACCGCAGGCTTTGACCTGGATACGGTGTGTGGCCGTCTTTACAACTATGGCAAAGAGATTGTTGCCGGCACGAAACAAGATGAGCGGTTCGGGTTCTTCTGGTGGGAAGCAAAAGCGGACTGCGAGATTCATGACCGTGATGCTTGGGCTGATTCGAATCCGAACTTGGCTGAAGGTTTGCTTGACATGGATGACATGGAAGTGTCGATGATGCAGACTGCTGAGGTTGCGTTCCGCCGTTACCGTTTGAATCAGTGGGTTCGCACAGATGGCGAGTCATGGTTGCCGAAGGGTGCGTGGGAGCAGTGTCGCAGCGAAGATGAACTTGATCCGAACATACCTGTGTTCGTCGGCATTGACATGGCGTTGAAGCATGACTCGATTGCTGTCGTCGTCGCACAACCGCAGGAGTCTGGTCGGGTTGTTGTGCGGGCAAAGATCTGGCATCCAGACGGCGGTGCAATGGATGTCGCCGCAGTCGAGCAACACATCCGCGAACTTGGTCGCGAGTACACGGTACAAGAGTTCGCCTATGACCCAGCGTTCTTTCAACGCTCAGCCGAAGCAATGTCCGATGAAGGGTTCACGATGGTTGAGTTCTCGCAGTCGACTGCGCGTATGGTTCCTGCTTGCGGAACTCTTTACGAGTTCATCGTGAACGCTCGGCTCGCACACAACGGCGATCCTGTGTTCACCGATCAGGTGTTGTCGGCTGCGCAACGGTCAACCGACATGGGTTGGAGATTGTCAAAAGGTAAATCAAAACGCAAGATTGATGCTGCGATAGCATTGGCGATGGCAGTGGATCGTGCAACGAGACGGGTCGAGAGTGTTCAGCAACCAGGGTTCTTCGTAGTGTGAGGAGAGAGATGATCGTAGTTCTATTGGAAATTGTCGCAGTGTTCATGATTGCGCTCGGCATATTTTACATTGCAGTCCCACTTGGGCTAATCTTCTTGGGCGCATCTCTGCTTGCCTTCACCTTGGCTTGGGAGCGGTCAAAGAAAGTAGATAAACAATAATGCTGTCAAGACTGTTCAACCCAAGAGGCGAAGAAAGAGCTGTCTCATATCAATCGCTCTTCGCTGCGGGTGACGCATTCCAGTTCACAACTAATGCCGGCACAGTTGTCACCCAAGAAGATTCACTCAAGATCGGAACCGTGTATGCGTGTGTCCGACTAATCGCGGACTCTATCTCAACTCTGCCAGTCGACACATACATTCGCGTTGACGGTGATCGCCGACCATTCCGACCACGACCAGAATGGCTTGACATGCCCGAAGTCGGTGTGTCACGCACCGATCACTTCCAGCAGGTACTTGTCTCGATGCTGTTGAACGGTAACTCGTTCACACGCATCCTTCGCGACAACCAAGGTGTCGCAGGTTTGACGGTGTTGAATCCTTTGAAAGTTGAAGTGAAGCGCGACGAGTCACGACGCCTCATCTACGTCTTCGACAACCGTGACGTGATCGAGCATGAAGACATGATTCATCTGTCCGAGTTGCGTCTACCTGGTGATCTGCGTGGCCGTTCACGAATTGAACTTGTCAAAGAGAACCTCGGTTTGTCAAAAGCGTTGGAAGAGTTCGCTGCAAGGTTCTTCGGTCAGGGTTCACATACTTCTGGCATCATCGAGTTCCCAGGCAACTTGACACGCGAACAAGCGAAGTCGCTTGTTGACGGATTCGAAGAAGGTCACAAAGGTTTGCGTCGCGCACATCGTCCAGGCATTCTGTTCGGCGGTGCAAAGTACACGACAACTTCGGTCGCACCAGATGATTCACAGTTCTTGCAGTCACGACAGTTCGCAGTTGAAGAGATCCTTCGTGCGTTCCGTGTACCACCATCAATGGCTGGTGTGTTGCAACCAGGTGCGCAAGCATACGCATCTGTCGAAATGAACGGCATCCACTTTGTGATGCACACACTCCGACCATACGTCACAAAGATTGAAGACGGATACTCAAAACTTATTGACGGCCGTGGCGCATTCCTCAAGTTCAACCTTGATGGTCTGATGCGCGGCGACTTCGGTTCACGAGTCGCAGGATATTCATCGGCGTTGCAAGCAGGCTGGATGTCAATCAACGATGTCCGCCGATTCGAAGACTTGCGACCGGCAGAAGGTGGCGACACTTACCGTGTGCCACTTGCGAACGTCGATCTAGGTGCGGCAGGACTCACAGAACTTGATCGCAAAACAATGATGGCACAACGCCTCATCAACGCAGGCTTCGAACCAGCGTCAGTATTGAAAGCACTTGAGATTGATCCGATCATGCACACTGGTGTCGCACCAGTTCTCTTGCAACAAGTCACCGAACCAGCACCAACCTACGATGTGAACCAGCGTGATGTGAACGTGACGATGCCAGAAGTTGTTGTCAACGTCCCACCAGCGAACGTGAACGTCGCAGCACCGATCATCAATGTTCCTGAAACTGTGGTGCGTGTGAACGTGCCAGAGAACAAGCCGACTGTGCGCACAGTTGAACGCGACAAAGATGGCCGCATCTTGACAATCACTGAAAGAACGGAAGACTGATGGCAACAGGACTCTCGACTTATCTTTGCAACTCGTTCCTTGACGCGCTCGGGAACGCAACTGCATATTCGGTGACGAACGTGTATGTCAAACTTCATGTCGGCGATCCTGGTGCGAACGGCACTTCAAATGCTGCAACCGAAACGACACGCAAAGTTGTATCGTTCGGTGCCGCATCAACAGGACAAATCTTGTCTGATGCAGATATCAGTTGGACGAACATCGCAGGGTCGCAAGACGCAACACACTTCACCGCTTGGGACAATATAAGTGCCGGTAACTTCTTGTTCTCAGGCACGATCACAGGCAACGCCTACACAGCGGGCGACACCTACACAATCTCGTCAGGCAATCTGTCTGCGTCTTTGACCGTCGCTAGTTAGTAGGCCGCGATGGCGGTCAAAAGGTTCCTGCTCGACACGAGCCAACTGAACGACGCCACATTCGGACTTGATGGTGGCCTTGCATTCATACTCAACTCCAGCCAACTTGACGGAACACGAGTTCTTGACGGTGGTGAGTTCCTAACCACAGCAACAGGTGCAGCGACACTCGGCGCAATGTCGGCGACAGGATCCGCAACAGTCACACACTTCGCTTCTGCTTCAGCACCGCTCGGTGAACTGGTTGCCGAAACAGCAAACATCACAGTCACGGTTCTCGCCGAAGGTTCAGCACCGCTCGGCGCGATGACCGCAACAGCGTCGGCATCAGTTGTCATCTCGGCTTCTGCTTCGGCTCCGCTCGGCGCACTGATTGCAACCGCAAATTCGTCGCCGACTATCTTGCCGATACTTCAAGCCAACCTCGGTGGACTGGTTGCGACCGCTAATGCGACAGTCATCCCACCGACACCACCAGAGCCAGAGCCAACACCTTCGGGCGGTCGACAATACGCTGCACCACGACGCAAGAAAATTGAACCAGTTCCCGAACCTGAAGTCGAGATACCTGTCATCGAACCGAAACGACGCTACGCAGTTATTTCAACATCGTTGAACGGGATGCAAGCACAAGCGACAAGCACAATCACATTCAGCATCTTGGACGACGATGCTGAGGTATTGTTGTTGGTCTGAGGTAACAATCATGCCAATCACAAATGGATCTATCGCAGTCGGAACGGCTGCCACACTAATCACAACTTGCGGAGTTAATCCAGGGACACTACACATCAGCAACCTTGACAACACCGACACAATCTTTCTTGGCGGTTCAACAGTTGTAGTGAACGCTGGACACACGATCCGAAAAAGTGAATCGGAAGACTTCGTTATGTATGCAGGTCAACAGATGTTCGCAGTATCAACCAAAACAGGTCACTCAGTAGCGTTCACACTCATCACGCCATAATGCCTTACTTTATTACCGACAAGTCACCAGATTGTTCTGGTTGGGCAACCGTCAAAGAAGATGGCGAAGTCATCGGCTGTCACACAACGAAACAGGATGCGATTGACCAGATGATTGCGGTCTCGATCGCCGAAGACATGGAACCAGGTGGCGAACGTGCGTTGCCAGATAACTATCGGCCAGCGTTAGCACCAGATGTTCCTGAAGGTCGTGCTTGCGGGAACTGCCACTTCTACGACGAAGACAATGTGCAAGGCGAAGGAGACAACCTCAAGGCTTGGTGTGAAAGATGGGATGCTTATGTTGACGGCGGATTCTATTGCAATGCTTGGCAACCACATGAAGAAGAAGATGAAGAAGATCGTCAAGTCAATCTTGAAGTTCCTGTCTACATTCGCACCGCTGCACGCAAAGGACTCGACTACTACGGCCAAGGTCTTGCGGGTGAAGGGCTGGTCGATCGAACCGTTCGTGAGGCAAGAGACTTGGCACGAGGTCAAGTCAGCGAAGACAAAGTTGTGCGAGCGAATGCGTGGGCGCAAAGACACGCAGTAGATCTTCAAGCACCAAAGAACTCTGATGCAAGCAACGACGAGTTCCCTGGTGCTGGTGCGGTTGCGCATTATCTGTGGGGAATCAATCCGTTGAATCCTCAGCCGGCAAAAAACTGGTTCGAGTCAAAGTCTGAGGCAATCAAATCTGAACGCGCACCAGCTCCGCCGAAGGATCAGATCACAGGTTCGGACAAGAATCCGAAAGGTTCCGCGAAGGCTCCTGCTGGGTCTGGCACGATCGAGTTGACTCAAGCCATTGAAGACGGCTTAAAGAACAAGGTCACTGAACACAATGACAAACTTGATGGTGCGGATCCGTCTTGGAAGCGGGCAACTGTCGGCATGTTGCGCACCGTGTTCCGTCGCGGTGCCGGTGCGTACTCGACTTCGCATCGTCCAGGTGTTAGTCGGAATCAGTGGGCGTATGCGCGGGTGAACGCATACTTGTATCTTCTTCGCAACGGCCGTCCAGAGAATCCTGCGTACATCACCGACAACGATCTCCTTCCAAAAGATCATCCGCGCTCCTCTAGAACTCTGCCCGTGAATGTTGTTATGATTGACGGCATGAGCGAATCATTAGAGACACGCCGCATTCAGATCAACGACTTCGAACTACGCGAAGGACCAACAGGTGACGGAATGTCATTCACAGGTTATGCAGCAGTCTTCAACTCTGATTCCGAACCGTTGCCATTCATCGAGCGAATTGCGCAAGGTGCATTCAAAAAATCTTTGAAGAGTCGTATGCCGATCAAGATGTACATGAATCATGATTCATCAATGTTGCTTGCTTCGACAAGGTCAAAGACTTTGCGATTGCAAGAAGATTCAAAAGGGTTGCTCGTTGAAGCAGATCTTCCTGACACAACTGTCGGCCGTGACCTGTCCGTGTTGATGAAGCGCGGCGATGTTGACTCGATGTCGTTCGGCTTCTCGGTTCCGACTGGTGGAGACAAATGGTCGGATGACGGCATGAGCCGTGAACTGCGCCAGGTGCGTTTGCATGAAGTGTCGGTTGTGACAGGCTTCCCTGCTTACACCGCAACTTCGGCTTCTGTTCGTTCTCTGGACATTCTTGCCGAGCGCACAGGTGTTGACGTTGACAAACTTGCTGAAGCGATCACAGTCCTTGAAGCGGGTGGCACTCTGTCAGATGAGTCGGCTGATCTGTTGTCTGGTGCGGTCAGCAAACTTCGTGCCGAACCAGCCAAAGTTCCTTCGTCGGTGAGTTTGATGGCGAAGCATCTTGAACTGTTGAAAACCTTCTAAACATCGTCTAGAGTTACGTCTGCCGGTAAGCGTTCCGCTACGGCTAGAGATTGGTAAGCGTACCGCTACGATCGGAAGACAACTTCCTGCGCACTTACAAACTTAACCAATCATGGAGAAATCATGAAACAATTTATTGAACAACAAATGGCACAACGCGCTACAGCGTGGGAAGCCGCAAAGAAGATTCTTGATGTTGCAACCGCTGAGAAGCGTGACTTGTCAGCAGAAGAGACTCAGACATACGAGCGCATCAGCAAAGAACTTGAGGATCGCCAAGCAACAATCGAGAAGCTCCGCGCCGATGAGGCCCGTGAACTTCGTCTTGAAGCAGCAACTCGTGACATCGCAGATCAGGTTCGTCCTGTCGCTGATGCTCCACGCGGTGTTCGTTCAGATGCAGAAGTCATTCGCTCGATGGCGAAGGGCGAGATTCGTTCGCACTCGTTTGAGAAGCGTGATGTTGTAAAGACATCAGCAGGCGCACCAGTTCCGACATCTTTCTACGATCAGGTCATCATGCTTGCTCGTCACGTTGGTCCAATGCTCCAGACTTCGACAGTCTTGAACACAGCATCAGGCGAAAACCTTCAGATTCCATCACTTGCTCAGTATTCAACTGCTGCAATCGTTGGCGAAGGCACAGCAATCAGCGAGTCAGATCCAATCTTCAACTCGTTCATCACCTTGGGCGCATACAAGTATTCGTTCCTTGTTCAACTCTCACAAGAGTTGATTGAAGACAGCGGTGTTGACATCTTGTCATTCTTGGCAACACAGGTCGGCAACGAACTTGGCTTCCGTGTGAACGATGCTTTGACAACTGGAACAGGCACAAACCAACCAAAAGGTATCGTCACAGCATCCGCTGTCGGCGTGACTGGCGGAACGGGTGTATCTGGTGCGTTCACAGCAGACAACTTGATCAGCTTGGTCTACTCGGTAGACACAGCCGGTCGTCGTCTTGCAGGTTCGGGCTTCCAGATGAACTCGTCTTCAATCGCGAAGATGCGTTCTCTCAAAGACACAGCAGGCAACTACGTCTTCTCACCAGCACTCAACGCTGATGCGAATGACTTGCTTCTTGGATACCCAGTATTCGAGAACCCAGCAATGGCCAGCACAGCAACTAGCGCGAAGTCGGTAATCTTCGGACACCTTCCTTCGTTCTTCGTTCGTCAAGTTGGCGGCATCAAGTTGGATCGAAGCGATGACTTCGCATTCAGCACTGGCCTTGTTACCTTCCGCGCAACAATGC